CGTGTTGTTATCAAAGCTATCGTTACAAATGCTGACGGTGTGCAGATTGGCTCTGGCATGGCAGAGGAAATCAGAGGCCAAGGCCATGTAAATGCCACATCAGCATTAGAGAATTGTGAGACAAGCGCGATTGGAAGAGCCTTGAGTTCCATAGGAATCAGCGGTGGAGAATACGCATCAGCCAATGAATTAGAGGCTGTGCCGCGCAAAACAAACGAACTTTTGCAACATCTAACTACAGAAAATGCTGAGTTAAAGGAAGAAATCAACACCAATAACAATGGATTTAACAAAGCCGCCCAAGACGCAAGAGACTTTATGCGTGAGGTGGCTTCAAGATTGAGTCCAGCAAACACAAAAACGCCAAACGAATTTGAACACTACATATCAACTGATTATTTTGCTGACCAAATGAGAAACGCACAAGAGAATGAGCCAGATGCGTATCAGAAAATAGAAGACTGTATAGCGCAAGCTGCGCGTAGATTGAAAGTGGAGTTAGATTGATGCCTGTGAAACAGAGAAAGAAAGTGTTTGGTTTTAAGTTGTTTCCCAACCGAGACAAGAAATCAGATCGTGCGCCGGACTATGGCAATGCAAATATGCAGTGCTTTGACCCCATTATGAAACAGATTGGGCCTATATCACTATCACCAGATAAGAAGTATGAAGTGTCAGGTTGGACAGAGGCTGATGGATCTATCGGCATCGCAATCAATGAGGTGTTTGAGGTAGAGTCAGCAGACAACATTGCTGATGGTATTTCACAAGGTGGGTTCAAGCCGATTGCAGAGGCCATCGAAACACAACATTACCCAGAAGGGCGGCAGGAAGCCCCACAACAGACCAAAGTAAAAAAGAGGTGGTAAAGAAGCGGAAACGTGACAAAGCCACTCAGAGGGCGTTTAAACAGCCAGCAATCGACTATGTAGTCTGTGAGGCTTGTCAGAAATCTATGCCGTTGGTGACAGGATACTGGGTCATCAATGGCTTGGGGGAGTTACTTTGTTATGGAAACGAAAGTTGTTTCACTAAAAAAGCATATAGACATCAAAGAAGCGAGGCTGGTAGCGCCTGACTACTATGCCGCGCTGATCTTGTCAGGCTGGGGATTGTTCAGAATCCTAGAGCATCATGGCTTTGAGCCACTAAAACCCAAGCACGTTGTGTCACTGACTGATGCCAGTGCGTACACAACAGAGGCACATGTCATAGAGTGCCTTGCTCAATACATTGCAAGCGGTGGAGAGTTAGTTATATGATTAACATTAACGGCATGAAATTAAAAAGAAGAATAACAGCCAAAGAATATAGCGAAATGTTTGATGGGCGGCAAAGTAAATACAGAACAGGTTTATATTGGCAATGTAATTTGACAAAAGATTATTTTTTATGCACAGAGTTTCACTCTGGCAATATTATTCCTAAAAGGGAAACCCCTTTTATTCACACTACTGCTTATAAGCGCAAATGAACTAGCGTTTCTTCTTAGGCTTCTTGCCAGCCTTTTTCATGCTGATAGCTGTTGCCGCTTGCTTCTTCATTTTGGCAGACTTCATGCCGCCACCTGATTTTTTGCCGTACATTATTTCTTCCTTTTCTTAGATGCTATGATTTTCTTTTGCAGTGCTTGCGGCAGAGTCTTCTGCTTTGCTGTCAGCATACCGTTGCCGTTCTTCTTCATACCCTTTTTCTTCATCCCCGGCATCACTTCTTTCCTTTCTTTGCCTTGTTACGCTTGGATATTGCTGCTGCCTTCTTCTTTGCATCAGCCTTGCTGCTTGCACCCCATGCCCGGAGTGATAGTAACAACCTTGTCGGCTTGCCATTTTTGTACTCTGGCCCCCTCATGTTACCCATACGAGCCAAGAAACTAGCGCGTCTGGGGTTGTCGCCCTTCTTGACAGGTGCTTTTAGATTCGATCCTGTGGTGCGCTTGAAGAAAGCCCTGCCAGCCTTGTTCAGTCCACCCTTGGGATTCTGAAATCGTTTAGCTACCATCTGCCAATGCCCTCATACGATCTACCAAACGCCTAGCCCGGTTGGGTACTTGCGTATACCACCGCGAATCCACCATCTCATCTGCCGCTTTGTTCCAATCCCTGGCATCAACGCCAGCTTTCATGCCCTTGAACTTGGACAGTCGAGGCCGACCCATGTTGAACATCATATTGCAGATGATATGCTGTGCTTCTTCCGGCAAATCGTCAAAGTCAGAATACAATACTTTGCATTCGTCAATCGTCACAGCTATGTCTAACGCAAATAAATTTCTTACTCGCTCTTGTTCTACAACTGTGCCAACAGGCTTACCATACTCTTCATCACTTTCAGTGATTAAATGACCCACACCACACGTTGGTAGAGCTAAATGATCCAAATAGATCTCGTATTTGCACCCTTCATCTTCCGCGATCTCTTCGCGTAGTTTATCTTTGTTCATCTGTTTTTCTTTGCTTTTGCCTGTGCAGTTTTAGACAAGTCTTTAAAATGAAACAAACGCTTGGATGTTTTGCCGTGTGACTTTCCAGAATGTAATTGACCATTCGGCATTTTATGTGTGCCACCCTTGTGCAAAGTTCCATCTCTAAAATAATGCTTTACGCCTTTAGCCATTACTTTTTCCTTTTCTTTGCGGTTGTTTTCTTCTTCTTGCTACCGCCGCGTAGCAAATCCGAATCAGCTTTTCTTGCACCACCCTTGCCAGACACAAAAGATTTTACCCTACCCATAGCCCACTGATGCGCTGATACCTTTGGCCTAGAGCCTGATGAATAGTATGCACCTAGCCCACGCTTGTAGACCTTGTTAAGAGTTGTTTTAGAATACCGTGATGCGCCTGAGATGCTTGCAAACCTAGACATTATCCGCGACTCCTTTGTTTGCTAATACGATCCATCATGGCTGGGGTCAGTTTGCCCTGACGATACAGCTTGGCAGTGCGTTTGATCTCTGCCTCACGCTTCTTTGGGTTCTTTGCACCGCGAACATATTTCTTTGGCACACCGCCCTTTGTTTTAGGAACCTTTGCAAACTTACGTTTCATCGCTTTTTCCTCTTGGCTTGCTTGAAGTTCTTTGCAGTTGGCGCACCCTTCTGCCCAACCTTACGCATCTTCTCACCACTGCCAGCCTTTATACGCTTACGCTTTGCTTGAATGTTACGATACAAACTCATCACTTTTTCCTAAATTTATCTAGCCCCTTCAAACCCAAACCAGCCAAGATTGTGACATACAATATGTTCTGATACCAGTCTGGAAGTTCACTCAGCCGTTCAAAGCCAGACTTCACAACATCTTCCATGCCAGGGATAAACGATAAAATACAGGGGGTTAGCACGGCTATTGTGATTACCTCATCCTTCCAAGATCCCTTGGTGGACTCAGCCATAATCATTTCCCATTTGCTATCGTGCTGGGCGGCGGTCTTCATTATCTCTGATTTGGCCTTCTCTTTCTCAACTTTGCCTTCAAGAAATGTCTGCGCCAGACTGCCAACAACGCCAAGTAACTGTATCATTCGTCCTCCAAAATTTCTAAAATCTCGCCAGCTTCAAGCCTGACCTTCAACTGTTTGCATGACCACTTCTTATCAAAATCAGCAGTGTGTCCGACATTGCGTTTTATCTTGCGCCGTATGTTCAAACACTCAGACAGGTTCTTGTAAGGCGTATACTCAACACGCTCTTCACCTATCATCAACAGTAAAACAAATGTCATCTCAATCATTTGTTCGTCAACTTTTCTATGTTGTCCTCAATCTTTGTAAGCCGCCTGTCATAAAACTCTAAGACTAGCTTCTGCTGCTGGTCGTGTGGTGCATTACCTGATTCTATACTTTCTGCAAGTTTTTCCAACTCACTTGCCAAATGCTCAATCATCATAAACTGCTCACTATCGGCTGGCAAACTACCCATTTCACCTCTAGGCCACTTAATACGAAACTCTGTATTCATTCCCAGATCTGTTTCCATCAAGATCAACTTGTTTTCGATAGTATTAAGACGTTCGATAACTCCAAAGTAAGCCCAAGTTCCGACTGTTGCGGCTATAAGCAACGCAATCAAATTGCGTATAGGCATAGCTAATTCAGTGTTTTCACTTATCTTTGGCATCAGCTACAATTTTTTTGACCCGCACATTCTACTGGGTAACATTGAGGTATCATAAAATAAAACTCATTATTTACAGAATGACTCCACAAGCCATCGCTTATTAACCACTGGCATTGTTCTTCTGTCATAGGCTGTTGTAATGTCACATGACCTATAGGATGATTGGCAACACCATCATTACCCCACATACTAATTACAAGAACGAAAAATGCTTCATTCATTTGCGTGACATCCAAGCACTGGTTCCCATGTACGCACCCACGATGCCAGCTCCTGATATATAAAAAAGATTGCTGATGTCCGATAGAGCCGCAACCCGGTCAAGTGGTATAAAGAACATGGCGGCCGTAAACACACCCATAGCAATTAAAGTGAACCGCGCCATGCGTAACTGAGCCAGATGCTTTCGCAATTCTGTCTCTGTTTTCTTGATATCTTTTATGTGTAACAACTCTTCATCGCTGACAATGCCATCGCCATCTTCATCGTACTCTGCAAACTTGCTTTGCTTTTGCAGTTTCTTTTGCGTCATAACACAATCTCCTCTGCACTACTTTGGGCCACAGTTGCAAGTAAAAATACAAACAAAGCTACCGTGACTGCGATAATACAGGTGACAAGCATCGTTGTTTTAATCGTATCTTCAATCTCCTTGGCCCTTCTTGCAGCCTCTCTACGCGCCGCTTTCTCCGCTTCTTTCTGTTCCCTGAGTTTCTGATTATGATGATTGACAATCTCGTTCCATGTATCTGGGCCAAACCGCAAGTTTATCATAGTTTTGATTTCTTGCATTTGCTCCTGTAATTTTTTGGCCTCAAGAACCGAATCAATACTGCTTTGAAACTTGATGTCACCAACGCCAGCTTGCTTGTTACGCTCCTCATTAAGTTTCTTTTGACAGTCAAACAGTGTGCCGATTTGTTGTGAAATATCAGCAACAGATTGGACATCGTTAATCCTTGCCTTGATAAAAGCAATCGCATTACTTGCGGCTGCTACGGCAGCTACGGCTGTCGTAATTGGTTCCATTAGATACCATCAGGCCAATCATTGATTGGCGCATTGCCTGTTGGATTTCCGTCACTATCTAATGGCACATCGTACAACGCCATGAATTTTGCATGAGTTTTTACAGCATTGATTGCTGTTTCAATTTTTTCACAAGATGTTCTGACTGCCGTTCTAAAGGTGCTTACATCAGACGGTATGGCTTTGTTGGTTTCTGCTTTGCGAGTAACGTACCAATCGTATGGCGCAAGCAGCCCAGCCGCCTCTGCTTTGGCTTGTACTATGGCCGCAGACTTGAGGCCAAGCGTCACCATCTGCTTGCCAGTTATAGGGTCATTAACGGCTTTACCATCTTCATCAACGACATTCACATCTGTCAGGCTTTTTTCAATCAGTGTGCCATCAGTCTTTCTGCCGCTATAAAACCGATTGTCAAATGCGGCTTCTGATGCTGGCGGATCTTCCCAAGTAACGCCCCAGTTTTTTTTATCAGTATCAGTCCATACAGAAGCCCAGTTGTATGGATGTTTGAATCCATTGTCATCAACCCAGCCCCTGCCTTCTCTAAGAGTTTTGCTTTTATATTTCCACGCCATAATTATCTCCTATCGGGCATTGGCAAATTTGAAGGGGGCTTCGGCAAAGGCAAGGTATAGGTATGTGCCGCCTGACCGATTTATACCTGTATTTGCTGCTCTTGGCTTAAAACCATTGCTAAGAATATCCAATGATGGGTTTGTTGTCGCCTCTACTTGATGGTCATTAGGGAACAATCGTTGTGACGCGACATTATCTGGGTCACGTTTTGTGTCATAGATTTCCCAACTATTCGCGTTGCCTGTTTCTTTGATAAGCAACCAAGCTGGCCGGAATCCTGTGAAAATAAATGGAAAATTTGAGCCGCCGCCAACATAGCTGCTGGCCTTCGAATAGCCCTCAACACTATGAATTGCAATCATTAGAAAGTTTTTATTATTTTCATTAGTTGCGTTACCGCCCACTTTAACTGTCGTGCTAGTGGGTGGGAAATTTATTGCACTATTTGAATTGCTGTTCGTTAAATTGAGATACATAAAATCGTGTGTTCCATCAACTAACGTATGGAAAAAGACCCAATTATCTGCGTTACCAGTGTCCAATGATTTACAAATATAAAGTTCTGGAGGGCTATCTAAACCATGCTTTATAGTTGAGTACGGTGATGATGAACCATCTCCAGTATATTTCAAAATGCTTATGCCAGCCGTTTTACTAATGCTGGCTGCGTCTGCTGCAATGTTTCCGCCAGTCAATCCGGCATCTGATGCACTTGCATAACCAGTTCCGTCAATATTAAATGTATTTGATGAACCGCCAGCTCTCCACGACCAAGCAACATAGGTTTTAGTGTTCTCATTACTATTTATCTTTGTACTTAAAGTAAATCCATCGCTATCAAAACTTTTTAAATTTGTTGATGCTATGTTTTCAACATAATTGCCATCACTGCCAAGTCTACCACCGTTGGGATAAGTACCCCTGACACTATCATACAGCGAGTGTTGATAAGCTACATCTCTGCCCTTGATCCAGACCCAGTCGGGCTGATGCCCAACATTAGTGATTGCATGAGGGTCATTGCCATCTCCAGTGTATAAGACCGTATTAAAATAATCATCAGCCTGTTCGTCTTGCCCGGGGCCAATTGTTGGGTCTGGTAAGTTGGATGTGCAGAGGGCTAAACCTGCTGGCGGGGAATAATAAAAAGTTCCTAATCCGTTTGCGTCAGAAGCAACAGCAGACCCAGAAGTTTTGTTTCCAGCAAAACTATCATCTTGACCTAGATTAATTACTGAATGAGTTGCGCCTGTGGCACTTGCCGTAACAATCGGATAAAATTCTGTTCCAGTTAATGAGCTAACAGTATGCACCAAAGAACCATTTTTATAAAACTTAACAGTCGCTGCATCAACATCAAGCGCCAAGCCCATTACATCACCAGCCGTATAAGATGTTCCGGTATAAACACTCGAACCATCTTGGTATATATTACCAGAGCTAATTCCATTATAAATAACTGCATAATTAGTAAAAGGATTAGCAGAAGTATCTAAGAGTTCATTACCAACACCATAAGCAAACCCTCCTGCTCCTGATACAGACGTATATACAGTTTCCCAATACCATTGCCCACTGGTAATACGCATACCTGTTCTTGCATTACGCCAAGTTCCTGAATTATGAGTGCATCTTAAATTTCCTTCAGAAAATGTATGTGCGCCAGAATAAGAATCTAAAGGATTTAATGTAGCCCAATTTGAGGTGGGTGAATCACTGACGACATCGCTAGCGGTAAAGTTATTAACAGTAAAATCATTTGTACCATCAGTGCTATTAGCGTTGTTACCAATATCACTGCTATCAGCAAAGTTTAAGTAAAATCCATTGGTTCCGTATGATACGCCTGTTACCTCTTTTGGAACCCACACTCCATCTTTCGTCTCACCGAACGTATCTGGCCCATAGCTCGTACCATCGGCATGATGAACCTCTGCTATGTATCCTTGCCCATACTGAGATGAATTTGTATTTTTCAGTATATTGTTAGCGACAGTATGATTTATAAAAGAATCATAATTCTGCGGCACTTGTCCAGAACTTGTCCACGGGTTAGATTCTTGTTGTGTTCCATTCACATACAGCCTAATTCTATCTGCGGCTGTTGATTGCGTAGTATCAAAACGAAAAACTATATGATACCAAGCACTAGGGTCACGCAGTTTTTGTGTAGAAAGACCACCATAATCAGTGCCACTTGTAATGGTGTAAAACTGTATTCGACCATCCGTATGTATAGTCACCATCGTAAAATTTGTGCCGCCGGAATAGGCTTCAATAAGAGGAAACCTTACCCCATCAACAGATGGTTTTACCCAAGCTGAAAAAGTCCAAGTCCGTCTATTTCCACTTGAACTAGGAGTGCGAGTTAAATACTCATTGGAGCCATTACATCGCAAAGACTCGTCAAGTGTGTGTGGGTAAAACCCAGTGCTAGGGTTTGTGAACCATTTATCTGGGCTAAACATTATGCAAACGCCAGTTGTGCTGCGCCAAGTAAAATACTGTTATCTGCTTTGACAACATAAGGCAAAACATCATAAGCATTATTTGCAGATGACAGAGTGATACCACCAGCCGCAGGGCTTTCGTAATCACCGTGCAGTGACAGTGTTGCGGCCGAACCTGATGATGGCTGAATGAGTATGATAACTCCGGTCTGACCAATCTGGCTGGCTTCAGTAGTTGGGGCAGCAAGAGTGTTAGAACCGGATGCCAATGTAATTATAAAGTTTTGGTATGTATCAAAGTCAAGCACACCGCTAGTTGCTGATAGTGCTGCTGTATAGGTGCTTGCCACTTGTGCTTTTGTAAACGTGCTTTGTGCATTTGTTGCTAC